CGCCAAGGTAACACTCCCACGTTCGCATACGTGGAAATTTTTAAGATGGAAGTTGGAAGGAAGGAGGGCCAATGCGGCCGCCGACTTGAAAGTCATCGGCTGCGCCGACTGAAAGAGCTACGTTGCTCGAAGACGCGTTATAATACGCAATGCGGTGTTTGCCACCCGTCAAGGAACTGCCGATAATGCGATACCGGTAATTACATGAGAAGGGGACCACCACGGCACTTTGAGTTGGAAGAGAGCTTGTGGCTTCGTAGTGTTTCAGTAGTTGTGAATTGCCTGAATCATGTTGGATCGTGAGACTAGGCGCTGCGTACGGGGAGACGTAGAAGATGAGTCCACCTCGCCAGAAACGGAATGGGGCCAAGTAGTTGGTGAAGTTTGTGGAGAGGAAGTCGAAGGTGGTGGTCACGGCAGAGTTGCTTTAAATAAAATCTAAAAGACAAACTTTGACATAATCAGTGACACCTGCGAACTTGTTTGGCTTCAGCAAGTTGTCAAGGGCGACATCTTGCGAGTCTGGGACGATGGACGGGAACTGTTTCTTGAAGTTCACCGCGTAGTCGCAGTTTGGAGTAATTTTGACAACTGGATCGTTGAACTCGAAGTCCTCACCAGCTGCTCGAAAGACATTGAAGTAGATCGTGTCGGTCGAGCCACTGGTTCGGGTGGAATTGACCAGTGAGAAATGCAGGGCTCCGTTGCTGTAAACAACGGCGGCATCGCTAGTGTGGCGATCAACAGGCTGGTAGGCTGCCTGCTGAACGTAGGGGACGGTGAATTCAATGACAGTGTCGCCTTGAATCTCCACAATCATGCTGGGGGCTTCACCACCATTAGGAACGCTGGCTACAGCTTCCAAATTGGGTTGGTAGGTGATTCGCAGTCTTGCAGAGGTGTAAGAGCTTGTGGCGACATAGATGAGGTACTTGATAGAGCCTCGCCAGGAGTCATAGAATTGGGCGTAGTGACCCATGTAGTCGGGGTAGCAGTCGCTGAGACCGCTCAACATGTAGGAGAAGGGCTTGACTTGAATGGTCTTGAATACAGTTGAGGCGGCTTGGGCGCTGGTGATCGAGAACGTGGAGCACAGCATTGGACTTTGGAGGAGAGCTTGCAGGGACCTGCAGGCCGGGTCATCGACATGGAAGACTTTGGGATCAGTAGAGAGGCGGTAGTCTGGGTCTGGGCCTAACACCGTGGCACTAACTGCGGAACGGGCAGTGTACCAATCGGCATCAGACGCATCATAGACAGGGCGCGACGGCTTGAGGACAGGGGGCTTGTCCCAGCCGAAGAAATCCGCTACTCCGCCAACCAGGTCGGCGATCGGCGCTACAGCGCTGGCGATCCCACCAATGATTGGAACTTTGGTGAGACCTCCGGCGATGTCTCCGACGACTTTTGCTGTTTTTCCGATGAAACCTTGTTTGGTCTTGGTTTCTTGGGTGGGCGAGACTTTCTTGTGGTTAGTCTTTCCGGAGGAAGTGGCAACAATCGTGGAAGGGCCTTGGAGCTTGATATTTACAAATGAAGCAAAAACAGAAATTGAAATTGAAGGATTTGTACCAGAACCGGCAATCTTGAGGGCATTCAGGACGCGGATCACAACGGTAGCAAGGTTGGCACTAGTGCTATCTACGTTGATGAACTCGGTGGGTGAGGCGAACGGGATGGTCATCTCGACTGGGGTTTGGTTGTTGGCACTCAGCAAAATGCTTTGTGAGCCTGACATCTGGGCAATGTGATTGTCCCAGGCGGAGCTGAATGCGGGGACAGGGTTGGCCGCGATCAGAACAGAACCGTAGTGGTAGGGGGTCGAATTCACTCTAAATCGAAGGCGGAGGTCTGCCTTGAAGAATGTAAACATTTTGATTCTGTCCCAGAGGGGGGCGAGCGCAAAGAGGAGGCTTGGGAAACTCAGACTGGCGATGTTGGTGTTACCAACGTCCGAGTAGGCCCAAGCGACATCCGATACTAAGTACTCCCTCTGTAGGATGGACTCTAAGCCTTCGCTTCGGGAGGTCACGAAGGGCTGGGAGAGATCCACCTTAGTTTCCATTAGCTGCGGCACAGCTTCATGGTGAGAGGTGTTGTGGTCTTGTAGGACGACGTCATCGGTGAGGACGTCTCTTGTAGTTGCGGTGGTGTTGTCGTTGATCGGTGTTGTACGCACTTGCTTTACTAATCACTGGGCAAGTGGGAGCTTCATAACCGCCGGAAATCCAGGGTCGATTTTAGCCAGATTTTCACTGCTTGCGTGTGGAGTCACGTCGCAGCAACCTTTAGGTGGGTCTGGCGCCCGAGTGCTGTCTAGAAGACGCGGAAGTCAACTTTGGTGCGCACCTTTCGGATCTCAGAGTAACTGTAGACTTTAAAGTCTGTCCAGTTGTGCTCTTTTGCGACGGTCCGAAGGATGGCAGCAAAATCTTCGTAGCGATCTTCAGGGTAGTGGCTCATCTCGATGAGGGCAGAAGAGCACACGGCCTGTTGTAGCAGCGCAGGGTCGATTTTACCTTGCTTCTTATAATATTGGACTGAGTTGAAGATGGACTCCCACTTGAGTGGGGCATCAACTCCGCCGACAATTTCTCGAAAGTTTCTCTTGAGGAAGGTCATTTCACTGACGGGGATAAACTTGGAGATTTCGCCGGCCTTGTTAGAAGCAGGGGTGAGGATCATGCCAATTGACTTGAAAAATTCACACACGGTGATCATGTTGAACTTGTCTGCGACTTCATCGTCGACGGCCGAGGCGTGGTCGTCTCCGTAGAGTCCCATGGTAACAAAGTCAGTAAAGGCAGAGTAGGGCTTGTCAGTTAGCTTGCCGAAAGCGTAACAGAAGTAGACGAACTGGAGGAGTGAGTTCATCTCTGCTGTCACAGCGATTCCGGAAAGGAGCATACTGATGAGGAGGAGGATTGCATTGATGGTAACGTAACCCTGGCGGAAAGACTCGGAGGCAGTCTTCACGCCAAGGGCAACATCTTTTCCGAATCCCCACTGGAGATACCATAAGAATAGGGCTTTCGCCACAACTCTGAAGGCAAAGGGCAGGTGGGAGAATTCGTAACCAGAGAAATCAAGTTCCATTCCGTTGGTGCGGGAACGGGCGTTGAGCTGGTCGTAAAAGATTTTCCATTCAATGCCGTGGGGGTTGATTCCCACTTTGAAGGGCGTGGTTGCTGTTGAGGCGTGCATGGAGCTGAGGAGCGGACCAAACAGGACTTTAAGGGCCAAGGTGAGTGCCGTGGGGCTGGCGTTCACGATGCGAGTCTTGTGCTGGTCAACTTTTTCCTTGTCTCGAAGTTCGGCCTTGAGATAGGTCTCATAAATGGCTTGAGGTGGAATACCATTCTTGAGGTCTTCTAGGATGTTGTTGGCTTCGTCGAGGATGCAGGCCCAATCAGATTCGTTGAGCTTGTCTTTTGGGCTTCTTGAGCGGGTCGTGTAAGGAAATCCGGAGGAGGTCTTCATCGAAAGGGGTTCGATTTTACCGGAAATCCCAACTTTGGCCTGTTCGAGTGTAGGCAAGCTGGTGAGATTGCATTTGGGAAGAGCGTTCAAAAGCGCATGAACGAGTGCATTCTCTTCAGAGGGAGTGATTTTGGGATCCTTCTGATTCTTGAATTTCGCACAGTTGATTTCGAGCGGCGTGGGATGCGGCCCGTGCATGTGCGAGGGTGCTTTGGTAGGTTTGGGAAGTTTGGGATGTTCAAAAAGCACACTGGGCGTGTACTTGTTGGAGGTTCCGATGTGGGATTGCTCGGTGAGCTTGCCCACACAGAAGGCCTCAGGGGCCATACCGAAGGTGTGGTCTTGTTCAGCGATGAAGCTGAACAGACCATTGGCCTTGGGCGTGACAGGGTCGGGAGTTTCTTCCGAGTGGAGGAATGAGGAGTAGCTTCCTTGGCAGGAGCTGGCGCTGTGGAGGCCAATGATCTTGTTGGAATCAAGGCTAAAGAGCAGGGCGCCAGAATCACCTGGGCAGGTCGCAGTCTCGTGGAGGAACGTATCCGAGATGCTTACGCGAAGAGATCGATCAATTTGCATTGCGACCTTTCCGGGCATTCTCTGGGGGTTCATACACAAGCTCATTATTCCGTTGGGGCGGAACAAAATCACTCGGGATAGGGGGGCAGTGGCATTTTCGGGTGCTTCCGTGAGGAAGTGCCGAACGGACTTGAAGGGCAGTCGCTGAGGGCAATGAATGAAAGCGATATCCTTGTTAGGGATGTAACTGAACTTGCAGAGCTTGGGATCCAGGCTAATGGGGCCTGATTGAGTCTCAATCTTGAAAGTGTAGTAATCATTCTGAGGAACGCCGTGGGCGACAGTGGCAATGGTGAACTGATCGAGGACCAGTCCAACACCACCAGCGTGTCCGTCTTTGGTGGGATCGTCGAATTGGAGTCGGTATTCGACCAGATTTCTCCTGAGCGCTTTGAGGGCGTCCAGGTTGTTCTGGCTGAGATCTTCTTCGAACTCGACGAGTTCTCCCATGTGGCAGAGGGAGGTCTGTACCCATGGGAAGTCACGGTAACCTTGGGTGGCCAAGAAGGTGAGAAGCTTGGCGAAGTATTCGTGTCTTCCGGTGGGTGCATTAGCCTTGGGCATGCGGTCGGGTCTACGCTTCAGGGTTCCATCAGCGTTGTGGCCTCTCCACTTGGTATAGGCTTCATCAGGGCGATGTTTGACGGCCGGGGCAGAGAGACCAGTGCGTTCTTCGAATTCACGATAGAGTTCGCGCTGTTCTTCTTCATGCTGACGACGGCGGTCGATATGCATTTGCATTGCTTCTTCGATGGGCGTGTTGGCAATCGCTTTGGGCAGCGTGGGAGGCATGAGCCAATCGATAAAAGTCTTGGTGATGAAATAGCTTGCGACCACGACTAGGACTTTGAATCCTACTTTGGACAGCCAATAGAGGCAGGCTTGGTGGTCGAGGACGCATTTGACAGCAACTTTCTGCACAGCTTGGAGAGTGGGCATACGGTTGTTCACATAACCGAAGGCATTGGTAAGGGTTGAGAGGTATTTCACGTTCGCACGCGAAAGCCAGTCGAGGGGTCCGTTAGCAATGATGGCATCTTCGATCTTGATGTTGTCGGGAAGAGGGGCTTCAGCAGCGTTGGCGGGGGCATTGGCTGCAGGGGCAGGGGGTTTGGTGAGGAACTTGACCTTGGGGGCCACGTTGCTCTTTTGGCCGAACTTGTGAATATCGGCCGTAGAGTCGCGCGGTAGAAAAACCTTGGTAGGCTTGGCTTGGAGTGCCAAGTCACGCATGTTCTTCCACGAGTCATCGAGTTTCAGAAACTTCTGAGCGTTGGTGTCATAAGCTTTCTTAATGGACTCGACAAGGTCTGG